CTGGGACTAGATTCAACGTCAATTCGATAATAGGGGTAGTGTCCGTACCGTAATAAAAATACATAGTCCATGCGGAAGAGTTTTCATATAAAAACTCAGATCTAATAGCTCTTACATAGGCTTGGGGCGTTGTTATGATTGAATTCCATGTTGATTCGAATTCTGAACCATCACCGTTTATATCATTTAAAACTATGTTATTGAATACATTATTATAAGAATTACTAACCAACGTGACCGAAGCTATATTGAACAAATGTTCATAAGAACTATTTCCAGAGGTTGGTACAAATTGTGCTTTTGGTTTTAATATTAATAACTTATTAGTGTCTGAGGAAATTGAAGATAGTGTATCATCAGTAACAACTAAAGTAGATAAATTTTTTACTACAATTTGATTAGATTTTGAATTTGTTAATAATTTTCTAGAAACAAAGCTCATGGTTTAGTAGGCCAAATTACGCCATCAGGATTAGAAAATGTCTGCGGGATATCTCTTAATTGTGATCTATATAGTGACCACGCTGCTTTTACTGGTAAATCCATATTTTCCCATCTATCAGGTAAAATTTCAACATCAGATTCTTTTAGCAAATTGTTTCTTTTAAATCTAACAGAATGCCATTTAGCTTCAATTTGAGATTGGTTTTCTTTTTCAATTTCTTCAGTTGTTTTATCTCTTGTTGTAATAATTTCTTTTACAAAATTTTCTTCTATAATATATTCAACGCTTTCTTGAATTTCTTTATTCTCAGAAATTGTAACAACTGGAATCCAACCATAACTTCTAGCCTCTTCATCAGAAAAAAGATAAAAATTAGACACGTTTTCATAGTTAGTTGGTAGTCCGCCAACTTTTTCAACTTTGCCATTTTTTACTAAACAATATTTTTTCATATATTTTATTGATTCTGATTACTTACGAATGCAAACCAATTAGACCCTCCATCATGAGTTAAAAATGTAAAAGTATCTACTTTATTGAGTGCTGATGTGGGTGTAGGTGGAGTGCCACCCGCCCATCTTGTATTAGTGGGCCACGTAACAGTTCTAGCCGTGCTATCACCTACAAATTGCAATGTAAACGAATGAACTCTTGGAGAAGTTGGAATATTGGTTAATGTGATGGTGACGGCTGAATTTAAAGTTACATAAAACAATGAAGCCGAGCTTAGATCTAACGTCAAAGCTCCAGCGGAAATAGTTGGAGTGGCTTTAGTCTCCAAGGGTGGCGCGATAAATATTTTACTGCCACTTATAGTTTGAGTGCCTGTTATAGAAACTACGTTCGCTAAGCCAGCAGACCCAATGTACCCGCTCGGATTTGAAGCTGCATAGAACGCGCCAGTTTGCGTACTGCTAACATATCCGCTCGGATTTGAAGCAGGGTAGAACGCACCAGTTTGCGAGTTGGTGACGTAACTTGATAGATTTACGCCAGTTATAAATCCGCTCGGATTTGAAGCAGGGTAGAACGCGCCAGTTTCTGAATTAGCAACATATCCTGAAATCTTTACATCAGAAGAAGAAATAGAATATAGATCCCAAACATATCCGTCCCATTTCCATATTGTACCCTTAGCGTTACCTGTAAAAGTTTGATCTATACTTGGAGAATTTGGAAAATTTAAACTCATAAATAATATTATACACTAAAAATAAACAATCTATATACTATGAAAAATCATAATTGCAGTTTTATAATCAACGGCGTGTGCTTCTGCTATTTCTGATATCTTATGGATATTTTTTGTGGAAATAGATGGCTTTGAAATATATAAAGTAACTTTTTCAATCCAATCATTAGGCTTCTCGTTTGAAGCTATAGTTTCTGCGATAGTAGTAACAATATGTTTTTGTTCCTCATTTAATTTTTTCTTATTAAATTTAGCTTTCAATACAGACTCTATTTCTACCAATAATTTATCAAATAAAATAAGATTTTTATTTATTAAATTAGCGTCTATAATTTTATCTGAATTATTAATAGAAGAATTTGCTATATTTTTTGGAGTATTTACTGTCTTCTGTATACCAGAACTACCAGAAGGTCTGCCTGCGTTCGCTCCTTGCTGCATATTTTTATTCAATAGTGGTTGGTATAAACCCTGATCCTGTAACTCAACAAATTTTTTCTGAGAATCGATGCTTTCTTCTGGGAGGGGTAATCTTCCTGTATCTATTGCGGTAATGCCCTCTTCTGGCGTTAAAACTCCCAACTCAATTAAACGAGAGTAAACCCTAGAAGTATTAACGTCATTTTTGAAATCAGCATCTTTAAATCTAGCTATTGGCATATTTTTAAAACCAAGATCTTTTGAAATTTTTTTCATTTCTGGAATTAAAAATTCATTTAAGAATGTCTCTCTGGCGTGTTTTAATCTTGATAAAAAGACTTCTATTTTAGTAGAAGTATTCGCATATTTTTCCTCACCAAAAAGAACATTATTAAGTCCATATCTTATATCCCTATCAACAACTTCATACTTTTTAGGGTCTAAAATATCCCCAATAGCTGGAATTTTAAAATTAACATCTGTTGTGTAATCCGTGACCAAAACGCGCCCAATACTTTCGTTTTCAAATATTTTTCTCAAATTACTTATTTGATCTTTTGTTGGCATGCCGACCTCGTCGTTACCCATTGTAACAAGTAATACCGCCTGTTGGATAGTCCGACTTACTGCCATATCCATATTTTTAAGTTCAGCTTTCCAATTGATATCTTCCAAAACAGGAAAACCCATAGGAACACTAAATGGCTCGTAGTCTTGTTTTTTATAGAATACAGATACAAACTTATCAGGAGCTAATTCAAAAACCATATATTGATTAGCTGGAGTTAAATTTCCACTTGTTTTAAAATTTTTTATACTCTGAACTCTTTGAGCTAATTGTTTATCTTGCTCCGTTGATGGATTAGAAAGCACTTGCATTTCAAAATCATTCAAAATCTTAATATATTTCGGCGTTATAAACGATGCGGAACCAATAGCTTCTATATCCGCAGGATTTAAAATTATATATCTAACAGGTACTTCCCCAGTTTTAGCTTCTGTGGTAATTAAATCTGATAATACCCTCATGTCTTGCTTAGTAAATTCAGCATTTAATTTATAAACAAATACATTACCACTACGAAAAAATTCTCTGAAAAACATATCTTGTAATTTCCAGAGATTTACCCTATCACCCCAAGCTTTAAAGAATTTTCTTGACTGCTCATTTCCACCTGTAAAATAAATAGGAGAACAACTAAATTCAGTCATTAAATCAATTGTATTTCGAAAAATTGAAAAATTATAATACGCTTTTTGACATAAAATAATAGCATCTTTTATAGAAATATTTGAAGAATATTTACCATTACCAGAACCATATAAAAATGGAATAATACCACCTTCTATATTTGCATATTTATCGGTACGTGAAATTGTAGAAGATCTATTCCTACGAGTCGTACTCTGATTAGAACTATCAGCTCCCCTGCTGCAATTAGCCTTCACCTCAATACTATTTTTATTATTTAAGCTAGCTTCTACGAGTTGAGGCTCTGGAAAGTGTTTATTTTTTGTTGCTCTTGCCATAATAAATTATATCATTAGAATGTAATTACACTAATTTTTTATTTTTCATAAAAGTTCAGCAATAAATGTCGTATTTTTTTTAATAAAATTATCTGGACAAGTAATATCAAAATAAATTTTTACCCCCCAGTTTCCAAGCATTAAAGTCGTGTAATTATCTTTTCTTGCTCTATTTACACTAGTAGATTTTCTTAAATGAGAAGGCAAATCAAAACTTTGAGTCCCTCTTGATGTTGTTGTTACTTCAACGTTAGCGGCTTGATCTTTAGTGTCTTTTATTATAAAGTCCTGTTCTTCTATAAATTCTCTTACTGTTAATTTCTTAGTTTCATATTCATTATCTGCATGATCCGAAAGCCCTCTCGGGTAAATATCATTCATTGGTAAATTCATTGAAAAAATATTATCCAATATATCTGGATGATTGCTTGCACGTGAAGCGAACCATATTTTTTTATGATCAATACAGGTTTGTAAATAAGAGTTAGCTCTAGTTAAAAATGCTGATGTAAAATATTGTTTTACACAAATAGTTCCGAAATCTTTGTTGTATTGAGACGCGCAATGTTTTACCATTTTAACATATTCCTCATTTTCTTTATCAGATTCAAAGTCAATAAAACCAATCTTTTTATTAAAAGATTTCATTAATTCTGAATTATTTACAGCATCTATGAAAGTATCTGCGCCAGCATGGTCAATAACAATTAAAGAAATATTAAAATTTTTATATAAATAATAAAAATATTTTATATGATCTTGAAGTGATGATCCAGCCGCTTGATAGCCATGAACTAGAATACCTTGTTTTTTATCCTCGTCTAATTCGATTACGCTCATCGCAAAATAATCTGCAGATTTAGATGCTGAAAAATTCGGGTCAATACTAAGAATATATTTTTTATCACTATCACCAACTACTTTTGTTGTAGGATATTCACCATCTGGAATAGTACATAAATGCATTTTTTGAGGAGAAAAATAACTATCTCCACCATCAATAAATCTAGCGCAATACTCACGAAGGAATGAATGGTGAGAGCTTCCACCACTTTTCGCTACTTGTATAGCAGCTTGATCTACCATGTGCTGAGGTAGCGCCTCGTAACTCATTTGTGATATAAAATATGATCCTGGTAATTCGCCCTCTTTTGTTTCTTGATCTTCTGGATGTTCTATTAAATGTGCCCATTTTTGGTGAACATCAAAAAGGTGTTCGAAAGTATAACTGGCAGAACTTAACGCTAACATCTGAGAAGTATTTTCAAAGATTTGTTTATTATCTGGATGTAATAAACCTTTTTTAATTAATTCCTCTTCTAAACGTCTAATTTTAATTCTTTCTCCAACGTCTCTAGGTGAACTTAAAAATGGTATTAATACATTATCTATTATTTCAGCTGGCAATAGAAGAAACTCGTCGAGGATAAGAACATTCGCTCTAATACCTCTAATTTTTTCTCCTGTAAGCGGAATTGCCGTAATACTGCCACCATTTATTTCCCATTCATATTGGTCATTTCTTTTACTTTTTAAACCAAAACATTGTCTAGCTAAAGCCGCTGACGGTGAACTCAGAAATCTTTCTATTTCATTAAATACGCGACGGCTAGTACGAAAGTTAATAGAAGCAATAAGTATCTTAGTGCCAGGCTCAAACATGCATTTTAAAATACAATAAATAGCAGCACAAAAACTTTTTGCACAGCCACGACCCCAAACAAGCATGCAGTAATTCTTATTAAAAAAAGAATTTATTGTTAGTTCTTGGTATGATTCAAGCGTTAAACCAAGAGCCAAGTCGGTTGTAAATCCCAAGTTATGTCTTAAAAATTTTGCTAAAGAAATTCTTGCTTCATGATCGCTTAACTCTCCTTTCAAATTTAAAAGATCTTTATTTATTTTAGAAATATTTTTTTTATGCTGTGATCCAGTTATTAAACTCATAATACGTCAAAATAATATTGTAAATCGATATTTTTTACCAAATCTCCCCAAGATAATATTTTTAAAGTTCTCAATCTTGCTTGCTCCCTATTTTCACAAAATAAAAATTGAATACTATCATAAGTTCTTATTAAAGATCTCATTTTATGAACTATAAAATCCCCATTGCATGAGCCAAATCGCCTTTTGCCATATAAAATATTATTTAGATTAGATTCGACAACAACAACTAAATATCCATTTTGCGCTTTACATCTCTGAATTTCTCTTTCAAATCGCTCATAACCACTACTTAATGTGCCGAGAAAATCATTGAGACTTTTTCTTTCTACGCATACTAAGTGTTTATTATTTGTAGCATAATCTCCAAATTCTAATTTAGAATTAATAACATTTAATTCCG